GAAGAAAATTTTGCTACCATTACGGAAACATAGCCTCAAACTGCAAAGACGACGGCGCGGAAAGCGTTAGACGTGCAGGATTTAGCCATAAGGGGGCTAAGGTACAAGCTCACACATTATTGCAAGATGAAGAAGTTAAGAAGGAATTGCAAAGGATATATGAAGAAAATGCAAAGCTAATTAACTTAAACCCACAATGGATCAAGGATCAGGCCTATTTGATGTACGAGAACGCCAAATTGAGCCATGATAACATCGCCGCTAAGCAGTTCCTGGAGCTTGCTGGCAAGTGTGTAGGGGCGTTTAAGGCAGAACCGGGCAAAGATGACGCGGAGGAGACAGAGCCGACAGAGCCGGAGGAGCGGCGCAAGTGGCTGCGGTCTGAGCTTGACATATTGGAAGCCCAAGACGCAGCAGGCAACGGATTACCACTGATTGATGATTGAATGTTAAGATAGGTAAGATAGCAGGCCTTGTTATTAGGCCAAAAATGCAGATAATGGCAGGGCGCCACTACGGAAATAAAGACCATGAGTAAAAAAGGTGTTAAGATAGGTAAGATAGGCCTTGCCCCCCGGCCTTACCCCTCGGCACGGGGTGGGGTGGATATAAGGAGTCCCTTGCCTTTTCTTGCTATGTTGTGTTTGAAGAAAAGGACAAATTAGGCCTTGAAATATGATGCTATTACATGGATGCAGCGTTATTTAAAGATTGTGACGATGGAGGGTGATTTACGTCCTTTGTCGTGTAATATTGCTCAGTTAAAAGTTCATAATAGTTTAGAGCTGCAGCGTAGGGCTGGTATTCCTCAGCGTGCGATAGTTTTGAAGGCTCGTCGTGAGGGTGTCTCGACTTATACGGAGGGCCGTTGTTTTTATGAGATAAATGCTCGTCAGATGCGTCATGCCTGTGTTTGTTCGGCTGATTTGGATGCTTCTAATAAGGTTTTTAAGATGGCGAAGACGTTTCAGGATAATATGCCTGATTCTGTTCGCCGTCCGACGGATTATTCTAACCGTAAGGAGATTATTTACAGTTCTCCTCACATGGGTTCTTTTGTGGTTCAGACGGCTGGCAAGGGTGTTTTGGGTCGTGGCGGTTTGACGCATTATTTACATTGCACGGAGTTTGCGTTTTGGTCGAATGCGAAGGACCAGTTCGGCGGTGCGTCTCAGGAGGTTCCTGATGACACGGACACGCTTGTTGTGATTGAGAGTACGGCGAATGGTGTTGGGGGTGCTTATTATGACATGTATATGCAGGCGTATGAGGATTGGCAAAAGAGCCGTGACATCCGGAATTATTTACCGATATTTTTACCGTGGTATATTTTCCCGAAGTATATGATGGGTGCGCCTGATTTAGAGGTGGGTGTTGCTCATGCGTCGGGGTACGATGCGGAGTGGTTGGAGCCGGAGTTTGAGTTAGTTGAGCGGTTTGGGTGTACGCCTGAGCAGTTGATGTGGCGCCGGTGGGCGATTAAGAACAAATGCCAGGGTGATTTATCGTTATTTAAGCAGGAGTATCCTGCGACGGTTCGTGAGGCGTTTCAGTCGTCGGGCCGTCCGGTGTTCAGTCATTCTGTTTTAAACAAGCAGGAGTCGTTGGCGTGTCAGGGCAAGCAGGTGGTTTTTGACGACAGCGGGCCTGTTCCGGTTCATAAGACGTATAATGCGTGGACAATTTTGCGGCGTCCTGTATCGTCTCATCAGTATGCGATGGGGATTGACACGATGGTCGGCAGATTGAGTGATTCGTCGAACCTTAAGAGCGACCGTGACCATCATGGGGTGGTCATAATGGATAGAGATAATCGTGAAGTTGCGGCTTATTTCCGCGGCGATTGCACGCAGGACGAGTTGGCTCAGCAGTGTTTATATGCGTGTGCGTATTACCATAATCCGTATGTTGCTCCGGAGTTGCCGAATGGGATGCAGGTTTTGATTCGGTTTAGGGACTCCGGTTACCAGAATTTATTTATCCGTCAGGAGTCGGATGACCGCGAGTTTGTGGATGATGTTGAGAATTTGGGATGGAAAACGACTTCGACGACCCGTCCTTTGATGGTTGAGGCGTTTAAGAGTTTTGTTCAGGAGGAGGGTGTTCGTTTGAACGCCCGCCCGTTAATTCAAGAGATGCGTGAGTTTGTTTATGACAAGACGGGCAAGCCGATTCACGCGGCGGGCAAGCACGATGATTTGATATTTGCGGCGATGATTGCTTTACAGGTTCATTTAAGGAGTCCGTTTCGGGCGATTCCTTACAGTTACGGCCGCACAGGTGAGGGATTTGTGGCAACCAAGACAGTTGATTTAGCACAGGCGGGCGTGATAGACCCCGGCCCGTGGGAAACGGAAGACGATGATTTATGGCTGACTACGGATTAGTGGTGGCGATTTTTGGGTGCGGTTTGTTTTGCGGCGTTTTAATTGTCCGTTACGGCATTAATTTAGGCGTGACGATGGTTTATAAGATAAAAGACGACGTTCCCGTTTTTGACAACGCGGAGCCGTTGGAATACGAATTTACAGGAGATTAATATGAGTATGTTAAAAACCTTTCGGGGTGGTTTTGAGATGGTTCGCAGCGGTGATGTCACGGCGGCTGAAACATTAATTGACGGTTCAACGTCCGGCTATATGTATTGTTTCAGTGATAAGCCGTCTCACGCGATTAAATTAGGCGATGAATACAACGGGGTTCACATATTCTTTTCCGCCGGTAAGGGGTTTGGCGAGGGTCTGCATGAGTTCTCTGCGGTTCCGGAGAAAGAGTGCGCCTTCCAGATTGACGGATGGGCGTCGAATGCGCCTGCCATGAAGATATGCGACGGGTCGGTTCAGGTCGGCGAATCTCGCATCTTCCCTGTCAATGATGGGCATGATGCGTCTGAAAGCTTGGTTTGTTGTTCGATTGCGCTGGACGATGAACCTCATCCGGCGTCTATTTCCGTGCATAATGTGGACTCAACGAACGGTATTGCAAGCCTCACGTTTGATACCGCCGGTTTGGAATGGCTGTCAGTAACGTTTTCTGACGTTTCTGCTCCAATTAACGCTCATATTAGGCCTTACTAATGTCTGATTTCAACGAAAAGCTTGACCGTATTGTCACGTGCGGGATGGAAAAAACGCGGCGGTTTTATTCGATGTGGAATGAAAATCTGCGTTATTTCTTTTCCGACCAGCTTCACGGCAAGAAACAGCGTAAAAACTGGGAATGGGTTATCCTTAACTATATTTGGCCGTCTGCGATGCAGGAGATTGCCAAGCTCACGAAGAACAACCCTAAGATTATCGTCCAGCCGTGGGAAGAATCTGACGGTGAAAAGGCCGAGGTCGTCGAAAAGATGCTTCAGTGGGGATGGCAGCAGGGCATTAACAACCATGGTATGCGCCTTGAGCAGATTAAGGCGATTTTAGACGGCAAGATTTACGGTTATCGTGTGTCCAAGATATTTTGGGAGGACAAATGCTATTGGGACGATGAATCAAAACAATGGATGGGTGATGTCAAGCATAAATTATGGCATCCGACGTTGTTTTGGGCCGATGGCGATGAGAGTATCTTTGATGGAAACTGCGGTACTGACCGGTATGCGACCTTAGAATATGCCATTGATAGGTGGCCGTCTTACAAAAAGGCCTTGATTGACGAGTCCAAGACATGGAACGAGATGAAAAACGACCTTGCGTCGTATGAATCGGGTCTTGGGCAGCTTTTAACCGGTCAAAAATCGACACAAGACACAGAGGATGAGGGCGGCTCAGACGGCGGTGTTCAGCGGTCGATTCCCAATAGGCTCATTGAGATTATTTCGGGCTTTGACCCGATACGCCATTCGTCTAACGAAAGCGACCAGCGGTTTGTTAAGATACAGGAAATTTATCTAAAAGATTTTTCAGAGGAAAAAATCAAAGATGAGGAGCCGGTTTCTCCGCAATCGCTGATGGAGTCCGGCGAGATATACGAAGCGGATGGTATTTTTTACAACACCCAAACAAACCAAGAGTTTGGTGCAGAGGATTGGCCGACACAGGTAGTCAGGGAATACAACCAGCCCAAATATCCGAACGGTCGGTATATTATACGGGTTGGCGATACCATTTTAAATAAGAATCAGGTCTATCCCTATACAAAGTGGCCGTTTGTCGTGACGCCGCACTATTTACTGCCTCACATGTGGCAGGGCGTTGACGGGGTTCAGTTATACAAGACCACCCAAGACATGATAAACGTGACGGCCTCTCACTTGTATAACAACTTAAAACAGTTCGGCGACCCGAAGATAGCCGTTGAGACCGGTGCGATAGAAACACCGCCCGGCAAAAAAGGCAAGCATTAT